CTTATTACCCAAAGACCTGGACTAATTTAGGAGAAATATGCGAGATAAAATTTGTCAGATTGTACATACGATTGCAATATCAACAATAGCAACAAGCACTACTTTAATTATGCTACGCACGTATGGTATTTTTTAATCTTAGGAGATAATATGTATCAGAAAGTTTGTTTAACTATTAGTGCTTTTTCAGTTACTTGTGTGGCTATCAATACTTCTTTAATTATGCTACGCACTTACGGAATATTATAATATGTTAGAGTTTAATGATAGTATAGTTATTACTAAAAGGTTTAGATCACCCACTGAATTCTCACTTTTTATTGAAGAGAGAGTTTCTAAGGATAGAATAGGTTATATGGATGCTATCATTGATTATTGTAATACTAATGCAGTAGATATAGAAAGTATAGGTAATTTAGTTACACCATCTTTGAAACAGAAGATACAACTTGAAGCTGAAGAATCTAATTTAATGAAACCAAAAGGTAAGTTACCAATATGATATGTATGGAAGCATTTGACGTTTATAGATCATACCTAGCACTGAGATTACATTTCACTACAGATAAGTATGATGTCATTAAACAAAGAGGTAGAGTGAGAGCAACTAAACAATCTTTCTTCAAAAGGAATGATCTGTTAAGTATTAGAAAGATTGCTGATACATTTAATGAAAAAGAAGTTGTAGATTTTTTAGTTGCTAATTTTGTTTCAGGAGATAGATGGGGTGGAGTTTTTAACTCTGAAGCAAAAAGTAATTATAATGATTGGAAAAGAAGAATTGAAGCAATGACTTATACGTTTACAAATGACATTGATAAGTTATTATTTGAAACAGAAAAACAAGACATAAAGTTTGAAGATATATTTGATAATGGTAGTAATCATCCTATTCTTTTAAAGAAGTATTTACGTAAAGATGTTTCAATAGAGACAATGGTAATACTAAATGAGATAAATAATTATGTGGCTATATTAGATAAAAAGTTGGATAATGATATTATATGGCCTGATGTATCAAGGATTATTAAAAAGTATACACCGTTTTTGGACGTAGATAAGGAAAAGTATGAGTCAATACTCAGACGAAGAATTAGACAAGATTAATGGTAGAATGGCAGAGATAGAAAAGAATATAGCCATTGCACAAGAAAATTTATACGTTCTAAATGGACAGATAAGAGATACTCAAAATGTTCTTGTTAAGTTTGCAAGGACTCAACACGAGATATCTAAAAGAATTACCTTTTGGCCTTATGTTGCAGTTGACACAAGTGCTAATAGGTAACAGTTGTAAATAGTAGTAAAATACAGTAATATATACATTCATACAATAATACAATTTATACGGAGTAAAAAAAATGGCAATGGATTTTTCTGCTTTAAAAAAGAATCGTGGTAATTTTGATGGCTTAATGAAAGAAGTCGAAAAGATTAACACACCATCTGAAGGAAATAAAAAAGACGAACGCTTTTGGCAACCAGAGGTAGACAAAGCTGGTAATGGTCAAGCTGTGATTAGGTTTTTACCTCCTCCAACAGGCGAAGACTTACCTTGGGCTCGTGTATGGCATCACGCCTTTCAAAGTCCTACAACAGGTAAGTGGTACATTGAGAACTCTCTCACCACTCTTAACAAACCAGATCCAGTTTCTGAGTTAAACACTGAACTATGGCATACTGGTAGAGAGAAAGATAAAGATACAGCTCGTGCACAGAAAAGAAAGCTCAGCTACATTTCTAATATCTATGTTGTAAAAGATCCTGCTAATCCTCAAAATGAAGGAAAAGCATTCTTATACAAATATGGTAAGAAGATCTTTGATAAGATTAAAGATGTTATGCAACCTCAGTTTGATGACGAGGATCCAATAAATCCATTTGATTTTTGGAAAGGTGCTAACTTTAAACTAAAGATCAGGAATGTTGAAGGTTATCGTAATTATGATAAATCTGACTTTAGTGATGTTAGTCCTCTATCAGATGATGATGAGAAATTGGAAAACATTTGGGCTGGTGAGTATTCATTAGTTGAGTTTACAGATCCAAAAAACTTTAAGAACTATGATGAACTTAAAAAGAAGTTAGAAATGGTTCTAACAGCTACTGGAGCTAATTTACAAAAGGCTGAACAAGTTGACTTAGATCAACCTAAGCCAGCTGCTGCACCAGTTCCTGCTACACAGGCAAAAGTTGATACATCTGATGAAGATGAATCATTAAGCTATTTTGCTAAGCTAGCTAACGAAGATTGAGTTTATTGATATACTGCATCTCTTTGAAGCTGCAGATCTAAAGAGCTTGGACCTTTCCTTGGCTGGGGTTTAACACCAGCTGGGGGAGGTGGAGCTTGATTAGTACTATTATCAACATTATTAACAGTAACACTTTCACCTTTACTACCACCTTTCTTTTCATCTAATTTACGCTGAGCTTCTTTAACATCTTCAGCTGTAACCTTACGAGTAATCACTTCACCTGTATCAGTTACATCAACTGGAATTGTTGAAATTTCTCCTGAAGCAATACCTTTCAATCTTTTTTCTTCGCGTGCTGCTTCTGCTTCTGGTGAATCAAATATTTCATCATATGCATCATTTGGTGACATACCATCTTTAAGTAGTGGACTAGGTCTAGTGCCACGTCTATCCATTTTACGTATTAATACTTTTAATTTAGTTGGATTGTTTTTAGCTAATTCTTCAACTACCTCTTTATTAACATATCCATTTTTAACTAAATCTGGATCTATACCTTCCATAGCATCAGGACCAGCTCCAAAGAAACCTGCTATAGCTTTACTTGCTGTGCCTTTGTCAAGAAGTCCAAGTGTCAAACCAGAAAGAAGTGAACCAGCAGCTGATGATGCTTTTTCACCTGTAGTTGGATCTCTACCTTCTATTCCTAAGTTTTCTGCTGTAGCTTCATCACCATAGCCTTGAACTGCATCTCCAACAGCCATTCCAGCACCAAGAATAGCTCCAGCAGGTCCTAAAAATCTAGCAGCTTTTAATGCACCTTTACCAAATTTTGCTAATTTACTTGGTCCTTTATTTTTATCTGCTATATCTTGTGCAAGGTTTAATTGTTTATTACTTCTAGTTTGATCTGGAAGATCTGGAACCTTTGTACCTTTAGTTGTAGGCTTTGTTTGTGGTCCTTTAGTCTGTGGTCCTTTAGGTTTACCTTTAGGTTTACCTTTATTTTTACCTTTATTTCTACCAGGAAGACCAGCTTCTATAACTGGTATGGGTTTAATATTTGTAACTGTTACTTTTCTTGCAAGTCCACCTGGGCCAGTTGTTGGTTTAGTTAAAGTTGATGGTGTAGAAGGTCCTTTAAGCATATTTGCTATTTTACCTAACCCCATTTTGGAGAGTGCACCACTTAATCCTTTTATTAACAATTTTGGAAGTTTATTTAACCCAGTAATAGCAGCAACTATTCCAGCTAGACCAAGTGCAGCACCTAAACCTTTTTTTAAGAATTCAAATATTTTTTTACCAAATGATTTTTTTTCTTCACCTACTACTTTTTCTTCTATCCTTCTAATACTATCTTGTATTGTTTGAACAAGTAAAAATTGTTGATTTTGTTTCTTTTCAATTTTAGCTAATATTTTTACTTCAGGATTAGTCGCAAATGCGCCTTTGAATTTATCAACGACAGCTCCTCTGGATTCCTTACCAGGAACCATTTTACCCAATATGTTTTTAAGAGAATCTTTAAATTTATCCATAATGCTTTTGATTCTGTTCTATCATTTCCTGTCTTTCTTTTTTTTCTTTTAAGTGTTGTAAAAGTAATCCAACATAAACTTCTCTTTCCCAAGGTATCATATCTTCAAGTTCAGTTAACGAATAATTATATTCATTGATTAGCTGAAAATTTAATTGATAAAAATTAGCTAAATCGTCCTGAGAAAGAGTTATATAAAAAAATGTTCAATTCCTTGTAATTTTACTACATTTGTAACACCGCATTCTTCGTCCTTACATTTAACTTCATCTTCATAAACTACTTTAGGCATATCTAAAAAGAATTGTTCTATAATTTCAAATTCTTTTTTAGTTAATCCTAAAATAAATTCATTAAGTTCTTTATCACTAAAATTATCATATAACTTATTATCTATAGTTATTGAATCAATACATTTACCTACTACTTCAAATACTTTATCAGTATCTGCATGTTCATATATGTTCATCATTTCAGTGAATACAGGGTGTCTAACCTTAATATACAAATTATCTTTTATCTTTAAATTTGTATTTTGTAAATTTTCATTATTAATAACTTTAACTTCATTTAAGTTTACCACTGCAGGTAATTTTTTATTACAGTCACATGTAACTGTTATATCAACTAATTCACCTATAGATTTAGCTCTTAACATTAAAAAAATATATTCCATATCAAAATTAGGTAGTTTATCTAAATCTAACTTCTCAAATGTACATACATTTATTAATTCTTTGATAGTTTTTACAATATTGTCTGCAACAGTATTTTGTTGCTGTAATAATATTTTATGTTCTTTAACTAAAAAAGGTCTAAATTTAACAACCTCTTGTGTCGAAGGTAATATCAATTCAAAAGTAGGTGTTTCAAGTTTAGGTAATGCCATTATTAATCTCCATAATTAAGGTCCAAAAAATGTAGTTGTTCCTTGATTTGTTTCAGTAGTTTTAATTATACTTTCACCAACTGCATCCACTCTAACCTTAGGATTTTGAACTGTTGGTTCTTGTATTGATTTATTTGGATTATCGTTTATAAACATCCATTTTCTATATGAGAATAAAACTATCAATCTATGTGTTTGATTCTGAGCATTATTATTAAGCTCCATTTGATTTAAACTTCTTGGAAATGCTTCAATTATTTTTATACCATATGTTCTTCTATTAAATTCATCTAATTGGTATATTTCCATATCAACAACATATTGCTCTTGATATGCAACATTAAAAGTATCTCTGTTAATTATAAATCTTCCCCAATCTTCAAAGAATCTTTTTACTGTCATTTCTCTATCAACGTGAAATGTCATGGGTAAACCGTCACCACCATAATCTGAAGTTACCGGTCTTTGATATGGTGTACCATATATTCTATAAGGTTTAACATTTATATTAAATAATGGGAATGCTGACTGTTCACATAATAGTGATATTTTTTGTGGTGCTATTGTTGAAGTTGCAATTCTCTCACCTCCAATTATTGCCCCATTAAAACCTTTTTGTGGAGATCTTTGATTGAGAAGTTTTGGTCTTGGAATTATAACTTCAAATCGATTGACTCTTGCAAGTCCTTTGCCCAAAACTTCAGCTTGAAAGTTTGCTAAATTAAAGTTTGAAAATGTACCTATTGTCATGCTACGCTCTTCTTTCTAGTTTCTTTGAGAACAGTTTCCATAGGAGCACCTCTAAATCTTTGTACAGGAAGCTGAGAAGCTACAACCCAATCTGGAAATGGGATTATTAACAATCTTGATCTTAATTGTTGCTTTAAATAATGTCTTATAGCTGGTTTAACAAATCTAAACATTCTTGTACTTTCTAATACTCTGTAAGATAATCTTATTCTGGTTTTCTCTGTAATTTTTTTATCTGTTGCAAATCTATTAAATTCCTTTAATATATTTACTCTCATCATGTATGGTAAGTAATGAAAATTTATACCTAAAAAACCACCTTCAGTCCTTGAAAAAGGAATAACTAATGGGAACATATCATAAAATGGAACATCTTTGTCTTTTGGATCATATTTAAAAAGATACATATTACCTGGTATAACTCTTGCTGCAAACTTTCCAGACTGTAAAAGTTTATTAGGACTTGCTCCACCTAATTCTCTAACTTGTGTTTTATACCAATTTTGTGGTTGTACCTTTCCTGCAGCACGTAAAGTTATTTGTTCTAATATATTAGCCATATTTGTCTAAACCAAGATCCTTTTCTGTAAGTACCAAAAATTCCCATCCTCTATCGAGACAATATTCATTTGCATATTTCCATTTTGCTTGATTGGTTCCATAAGTAAATACTTCGTTAATAAATCTTTTTGTCTTTCTTTTTGGTATAGGTGGTGGTTTAGTAAATCTTTCTGGTTTTATTTCAATTAAATACTTACTGGACTTTCCATCTTTGTTTCTTACCTTTATATAAAAATCCACAAAATATCTGTGTATTTTACTATCGACAGGAGATTTGTATGGTATAATAGTTGTCTCGGATCCCCATTCTAATACATTATGGTTATAATCACACCACTTCATAAATTTAAGTTCCCAGGACGATCTATAAACTACTTCTTTTATATCACCTCTGTACTTTTTAGGATTGGCAACTCTATATCGTCCTTTGTAGGTCTCTTTATACATGATAAATAATAATAATTAAATAACTATTTATGAGGAAAAAAATATGTCATATGGTACAACCATGGGTGGCATTAATTTAGACAGTAGTAGTTCAAGCTATTACAAGAGTGCACCTTCAGCTAAATTACAAGAAGATGTTACTAGGTTAAACGTACAACCTGATACAGCTCCAAAAGGTGAAGTTCAAAAATACAATGTTACAGATTTTGCATATCCTGAAGGTATAAGCAGCGATTTAGATAAACAACATTATATACAATTTTATATTAATGTAAGAGGTAAATCTAAGTTTAATGAAGGTGAAGCAAAAGGAAGAGAACAGATTAAAAATAATTTAATGGCTGATGTTGTAGTTGGATCTGGAGAAAACAGAATTGATCCTAATAGAAGTGCTCAAAGAGTTAATGACCTTACAAGTTTTGTTAAAGGCAATGGTGGATCAAAACTTGGTGAAATTCTTGGAATAGGTGATGGAAAACAAGTAAAACAAACAACACCATCTTCAGAATCATCAGATTATTCTACTAATGCTGGAAGTCCTGGAATTATTGATGCAGCTAAAAATACAGTTCAAAAAGGAGTAAATACTGCATTAGAAGGTCTTGCAACATTAAAACCAGATGTTCCACGAAGATTAAGAGATGTTATTACATTACACATACAAGATAGACCAGCAGTTAATTATGGTGTATCTTATCAAGAAACTTCATTAGGTATGGCAGGTGGTGGTTTATTAGGAGGAGGCCAAGGAACCAGTGATTCGATAGGTATGAATCAAGAATCAGTTAAAGAAGCTACTGCAGCTATGGCTACTCAAGTTGTTGGAGGACTAAGTTCAATTTTAGGTGCTTTAGGAGGTACTAGGCCTGGTGATATTTTAGTAAATGCTTCTAAACAAATTACTAATCCATTTAGAGAACAATTTTTTGAAAGAGTAGATTTTAGAACATTTAATTTTAGACATACATTCATGCCTAAAAGTGCAGAGGAAGCACAAAAAGTTAGAGATATAATTAAGATGTTTAAATTTCATATGCATCCAGAATTAGTAGGTGGTCTTGGTTTAATGTTTTTATATCCTTCAGAATTTGAAATAAAATATATGTATAGAGGTGAAGAAAATACATATTTTAATAAAATATCAACTTGTGTACTGGAAGATATGAATGTTGAATATGGTGGTGATATTTTTGCTTCATTTGAAGATGGTCAACCGGTAGAAGTAAACATGAGCCTAAGATTTAAAGAACTCGAAGTACTCACTAAAGAAAGAATTGCAGAAGGATTCTAATGACATATCAATACTTTCAAAAATATCCGTTAGCTACATTTACATTAGATGATTACCAATCTATGCAAATTATGCCAGATTTATCTACTAGAAGTAAATTCTTAGCTAACGTAGTTACTAATGCATCTAACTATGATGAGTATGATATTGTAAGTGGTGAAACACCTGAAATCACAGCAGATAAGTTTTATGGTGATTCAGGATTACACTGGATTATATTACAATCTAATGGTATACTTGACCCAAGGTTTGGATGGCCATTAGATCAATTCTTTTTAAAACAATTTACAAAAGAGAAATATGGAAATATAACTTCTACTCATCATTATGAGGATTCGACTGGTAATATAACAACTAATGCAAATATTGAAATAACTTTATCAGATACTATTGATACATTAAATTTAAGTAATGGTTCAGTTTTAACTAATGTAACAGGTAGTGGTGTTGGAGTTATAACAGATATTAATATTACCGGTAATTCTACATTTAAACTTAGAGTACCTCAAGGAGGTTTTAATAATGGAGATACAATTGCATTAGCTTCTAATACTTCTATAACTTCTAATATCACTGGTACTGATAATATAACAAATGGTACTGCTATAACTAATTTAATTCATGAAGATAGAGAAAATGATGCAAAAAGAAAGATTAAAATAATTAAAAGTGATTTTGTACCATCAATAATTAGTCAATTTGAAAACTTAATGAAAACATGACACAACCTTCTATACCTTTTCAAACTGCAGGTACGGTTGATATACATGAGCTTGTGATATTTACAGGTTCTGGTAAATTTTTAGACATAAAAGATTACATGTCTGAACTTAACATTTACGAAGATATATTTTCTCCAACAATGTCAGGTAACTTTTTATTTGTTGATTCTAGAAACTTAATAAAGGAATTACCTATTGTCGGTGAGGAATATCTTTATGCTAAAATTGAAACACCAAGTAGTGGTCAATTAATAGAAAAAATATTTAGAATTTATTCTATAACAGATAGAGAATTTGCTAATGACCAAGGAACTCAAATATATAGTTTAAATTTTATTTCTTTAGAAGCAATAGCTAATACATTTAAACCAATTTTTAAAACCTTTAAAGGTCAAATTAGTGCATTAGTTAGAGATATATTTAATGATTATATACAAACTAAAAGAACAGCTATAAAAAAAGATAATGCTTATACTTTCAATAATGATGTATCTAAATTACAAATTTTAACTTCAACTTCTAATTCAGTCAAATTTGTTAGTCCAGGATGGACTCCATTCAAATGTATAAATTGGTGTGCTTCTAAATCTATACCGCTTGAAGGCAAAGCATGTAATTTTTTATTTTTTGAGACTAATAAAGCATTTGTTTTTGGTAGTATAGAAACAATATTTAAATTCAATAAAGATAGTAATAATGGTTTGAGTATAGGTACTTACAAATATCAAACTAATCAACTAAAAAAGAACGAAAATCCAGTATCTAAAATGTTTAATGTTGAAGAGTTTCAACTTATAAAAACTGTTGATCATTTAGCTAATTATAATAGTGGATATTTGGCTAATAGATTAATAACATTAGATATATTAAATAAAAAGTATGCAGCTCACGATTATGATGCTATTGAAAGTTTTGAGGATTATTCACACAGTGAAGCTAAACCAAAACCTTTTTTTAATGTTGATTCTACAAGATCACCTTTATCTGATATAAAATTTGCGCCAGTCCATCCAGGTTTATTTCCTGATATGAAAGATAATGTTAATGAAAAAATGTTTGAGATACATGGTAACAGAAAGTCTAATTTAATGGAACTTAACAATTTTAAATTAAATATGATAATTCCTGGAAGAACTGATGTTGAAGTGGGTAGAACATTAGATTTTATTTTTCCAGACGTTTCACCTAAATCTGAAAAAGATAAAAACAAAGATACTGGAGATAAATTTTATACAGGTAGTTACTTAATATCAGCTATTAGACATAAAATAACTTTACAGTCTCATCATATGGCAGTAGAATTAATTAAAGATTCAATGAATGGAGCAAGAGATAATTAATGAATATATTTAATAAAGACGGATTTATTTGGTTTATAGGTGTAGTGGAATCAAGAACTGATGATCCACTTAAAGCTGGTAGATGTAGAGTAAGAATATATGGTTATCATTCAGAAGATAAAAATGAACAACCTACTGAAGATCTGCCTTTTGCAACACCAATACAACCTATAACTTCTGCTGCTATTGCTGGAAAAGGAACAACTCCTATTGGACCAGCTGAAGGAACATGGGTTGTTGGTTTTTTCTTAGACGGCAAAAATATGCAACAACCAGCTTTTTTTGGAACTATAGCTGGAATACCAGGTAATGAAAGTACATTTGAAGAACCACCTAAAGATCCACAGACAGATAATGACCAATCTAAAAACAAAACTGATGCGGATATGAAAAATCAATCAGGTGAAAAAATTACAGATGGTAATAATAATCCAGTTAAGTCTGGTGTTCCACCTGTTAAAGATTTTAAAATAGGTGATGTTGCTAAAAACAATGCTTCCACAATATTACCATTTGGAGTTGGTGCTGGTAATAAAAGTGTTGGAACAATTAATGATTATAAGACAAGCGAAGAAAGATTTGGAGCTAGGTACGGTAAGTATGAATTAGCTTCATTTTTACCTAAACACACACCAGGTGGTAAAGCAAGACCATCTTCTAAAGGTTCACCGTTAAGTACATTTGTAAAAGATTCTAAATTTAGTCCACAATTTGTAGGACTAGAACCAGGTACAGATGACTTTGATAATAAATGGTCAGAGATATCAAGTTCTGATAGTTTTCTTTTTGAAAAAGATCAAGATGACTTTATGAAGAAAAAATACTTTGATTCATTTGTATCTAATTTAAGAAGAAAAGGTGTTGATATTAATAAGTTTGGTCCATCTGTAAAAGAACTTGGGTTTACTACTGCTTTACAATCAGGTCCATCTGGAGGCACTGAAATATTTAATAGAGCATTGAGAGGTAAATCGTCTATAAATGATAATGATATTTTAGATTCAGTTGGTGAATTTAAGAAAGCAGCTGCTGATGAACTTTTTCCAGGTTTAGATATTAGTAAATTAGATTCATTAAAATCAGAGTTAACTTCTCAAAAAAGTAGTCTTGATGGTTTACTTCCTAAAGTGCCATCATTAGGATCTTTTCCAGATTTGCCAAGTCTTCCAGGCGTACCAGATTTACCAGGATTACCTTCTTTAAGTGGTATAGAGGCCTTTCAAGGAACTAAAAATGAAGATTTGCATTACTTTGGGGATGATCCAATAATTTATGATAGAATAAATGCAGAAAGAATAAAAAGAGGTTTATCACCTTTAGCTAATCAAAGGCCAACATAATGAGTTCATTTAAAGTTAACCAATTCAAAGACATAGTTGTAGCTGAAGCTCAGGCTAGACCTGAATTTACAAGGTTACCTCCTATAGCTAGAAAATTTATGAATGAAGCTTTGGAAGAAACAGCAAGTGAACTTTCAGCTGGGATAGTTAATGATATTGATTTATCTGCTAATAAAGAATTGACAGACATACCTAAGAACCTTGTTGGACCAACTAATCCAGTTGATTTAGTAAGTAGTAATTTAGATGTAACTAGTTTAACTAACAATTTAGATAGTAAAATAACAGGTGCCCTTACAGATGCATTGACAGATAGACTTACTACCAGTGTTGTTTCAAAATTTAATAGTAAACTTCCTCCTATTCTCAGGTCTAAAATTAGTACGTCAGCAATTCAAAATGCATTGAGTGGAGGTTTATCTTCTGGTTTAAACAAAGGTATAAAACATGAATTGAATTTATTTTCTGGTGAAGCATTATCTGGTAGAATACCTCAATTACCTTCAGTACCTAATATAGGTGGCATATATGATAAGTTAAGTGCTAAGGAAGCATTTGCAGATGTCAATAAAAAATTTGATACAGCAGCTGCCACATCAGCTATACAAGATGCTGCAAATTTTAATGTTCAAAACGAAGAAAATACAAAAAAGCAAATAGTAACAAATACTGGTTTTGTAAGTCCTACAGCTACATTTCCAACTCGAGATTATTCAGCAAGAACAGAAACTAATAAACTTGCCACTGGTGATGTAAATGGAACAATCACTTTTGAGAAAACTGAAGACAGAATATTAGGTTGCAAATTACCAAACAATGAAAGTTTTGACCAACCTCTCAATCCATACAATGCAAGATATCCATTTAATAAAGTTATAGAAACAGAATCTGGTCATATAATAGAAATGGATGATACACCAGGTGCTGAAAGATTACACATCTATCATACCAATGGAACATTTATTGAATTAGATCAATCAGGTTCTATTGTAGAAAGAACTAAAGGTAGTCAATATAGATTTGTAGATAAAAATGATCACTTATCTGTGATGGGTGAAGGAAGAGTATCTATTGGAGGTTCATTAAAGGTATATTGTTCTGGTAATGTAGATTTAGAAGTAGAAGGTGATACTAATTTGAGATGTTTTAATGATGTTACTATGGAAGCATCAGGAACTTTAAATCTATCTGCAACAGAAGAGATAAATTTAAACAGCGCTAATATCAATATTGAATCATCTAACTTTGTTAATTTAAAAACAGAAGGAAATGCATTTATAACAGCTAAAGATAGCATTCATAATAAATGTAATAGTTCAATGTTTTTGCATACATTGAAAGACATGCATATTAATTCAGATGAAAACTTTAATTTATTAGCAGCTAAAGATATGAGTTTGATAGCTACCAGTAAAATGGTATCGTCAGCAGATTCAATTCATGAGCAAGCTACAACTTATAATGAAAAAGCCACAACTATTAATATGAATAATCCTTCATATAGTGTTGCAGACAATCCTCCAAACATTGCTTCTGTAGCAACTTATGCTAATGATGCTAATATTGGAACTATAGGTGATAGAAACAGTGTAATAATAGAAACAATAGATGATCCAGAATATTCTAATTATTTAGATAATGTTGGTTATGAAACAGAAGATACAGAATTAGATGAAGAAGCAGATCAGTTTGAAAAGTCACAAATTATATCAGGAGTAGCATCACCAGGACGTTCTGATCCAGTTGAAGTAAGAAGATCAACTGCTTCTCCTACTATATCAACTATTGTTCAACCTGATATAGGTCTTAAATCTGCACAATTTGTGCCAGGTAATATGAGAATATCACCAAACTTTACTCTTGAAAAATTATCATCTAAGGCTTACTTTCCTCATGATATACCTCGTCAAGGTCAAGTTGGACTTTCTTATGGGGAAATAGTATTTAATTTACAAGCTATGGCTTTAAATGTTTGTGAACCAGTTAAAGAATTATTTCCTAATATGTTTATTACTTCAGGATTTAGGAAAGTTACAGCTGATGGAAGTAAAACATCTGATCACTTAAAAGGTCAAGCTATTGACATGCAATTTAAAAATACAAGAAAAAAAGAATATTTTGATATAGCAGAGAAAATAGCAAACAATATAAATTTTGATAAAGTACTTTTAGAATATAAAGATACTGGATCTGGGTTACCTTGGATACATATTTCGTTCAAAGTAGATCAACCAAGAAAACTTATGTTTACATATTTTAATCATAGAAAAACTCATAATCAATTTGTGGATCTTGCATAATGCCAGGTGTATCAAGAGTTGGTGTAGATACAGCAGCAGGAACTATTACAGGACCTGGTGCATCAACTGTTTTTGTAAATGGTTCAAAAGTATCATTAATAGGTGATTCAGTTGCAGCTCATAGTCCTGGAGGAATACATAATTCAGCTACTATGGTTGAAGGATCCTCAGATGTATTAGCAGAAGGTACAGGAGTAGTTAGAGCAGGAGATGCAGCAAGTTGTGGTCATACTGCTACAGGTTCTTCAGATACGTTTGCTAATTGAGGATAAATAAAGCATGGCTATAGTAAATAGAAAAGCAAGAAAATTTATAGATTTTGATTTAAATTTTCAATCAGATCTTCAAACTAAAGATTTAATCGAATCTGAAAATGAAAATGCAGTTAAGCAATCTATAAAAAATTTAATATTAACAAAAAATTATGAAAGAAAATTTCATCCAGAAATAGGTTGTCAAGTTTATTCTATGATGTTTGAAAATTTTACACCAGCTACTAAAAATATAATGGAAAGAACTATACAAGATGCGATTAATAATTTTGAACCAAGAGCAACATTAATAAGAGTAGACATAGTAGATAACCAAGATAGTAATGAAGTTGATGTAACTGTTGAATTTAAAATGGCTAATATTCCAAATCCATTAGTTATTACACAATCACTAACGAGAGCAAGATAATGTCACAGATAAGTAAATTAGATGTATCTGAATTAGATTTTGATGCAATCAAAGAAAATTTAAAAACGTTTTTAAATGCTCAAGATACATTTACAGATTATGATTTTGATGGGTCAGCATTATCAGTATTAATTGATTTGCTTGCTTATAATACACATTATAATGCATATATTGGTAATATGCTGTTGAATGAAATGTTTTTAGATTCAGCAGTAAAAAGGTCATCTGCAGTTTCTATTGCAAAACATTTAGGATTCACACCAACTTCAGTAAGAAGCGCAAGAGCTAATATTAATCTAACTGTAGTAGATCCTACAGATTCACCTCCAACTGTAACTATTGAACCGTTTACGACATTTAACACTACTATTAGAAATAATACATTTACATTCACTAATTTAGAAGCAGCAACTATTGTTCCTTCAGGTAATAATTATTCATTAAGTGGATTACAAATAGTAGAAGGTACACCAAGAACATTATCTTATGTTTCATTAGGAACAGGTCCTGATGAAAAGTTTGTAATACCTGACAGAGATATAGATACATCTACTTTAAAAATAAAAGTTCAAGGTTCTACTTCAAATACATTTGTAAACACTTATACACAAACAACCGATATATCAAATGTTAATCCTTCTTCAAAAGTATTTTTTGTTGAAATGAATCCTTTGGAACAATACGAAGTATTTTTTGGTGATGGTACTATTGGTAGTAAATTAATTCAAGGTAATTTAGTAATTATAGAATATCTCTTATCGACTGGAACTGGAGCTAATGCTTCGGATAAAGCTGACATTAGTTTTTCAGCAGGCCAGGCTATAGGAGGTACTACAAATATTACTGTTGCAACTGCTTCTAATCCAAGTGCAGCAAGAGATGCTGATACTATAACTGATATAAAATTTAAAGCACCAAGAGTCAATGCAGCTAGAAATAGAGCTGTAACTGCTAATGATTATAAAGGTTTAATAGAAGCTAATTTCACAGATGCAGAATCAGTTGTTGTTTATGGTGGTGAGGATAATGTACCACCTAAGTTTGGAAAAGTAATGATATCGTTAAAACCTTTTGATGGTTTTAATATATCACAAACAACTAAAGATTCTATTGTAACTTCTATCTTAAAAGATAAAAAAGTAATGTCAATACAGCCTGAATTTATTGACCCAGATTTCTTTTTCTTAAATTTAATAGTAAATGTTGTATATAATATTAACAATACAACAAGATCTATTAATACTATTAAAACAACTGTTGAGAATACAATTGAAGGTTACTTTACTTCTGATTTACAAAAATTTGATAAAGACTTTAATAAATCGTTATTAATGAAAAAAATAATAGAATCCGACAGTTCTATAGTTTCTGTAATTATTATTCCTAAGTTACAAAAAAGAACTACTGTTACTTTAAATACAATCAATACTTTTTCTGGAGATGATAGTTTTGATTTTGATAATTCTATTAAACCTGGATCAGTTAAATCAAGTAGATTCTTTCAAAATATTCAAAATGTATCAACACTAGTTAACTTTACTGATGTTCCCGATACTTCACCAGCTGAAGATGCTGGATCTGGTACATTAGTTACTAGGAATGCACTTACTAACCAAATATTAAATGCAAAAGTTGGAAACGTAAATTATTTAACAGGTGAAGTTGTTATAGATTCGTTTGTACCAACTGCATTGCCAAATAACATTTTAGATTTTAGAGTAACTACAAATATACAAGAATCAGCACAAAATATACAAGCTAAAAGAAATCAAATAATCGTTAGAGATAAAACAATACTCAATGCTGCTGCTGGAAGAGATGCTGGATTAACAGTTAATGTTTCGAGTGTTGTTGAGTAATGGCATCAACTAGATTAAAGGAAAAAATATCTGCTATAGTTAGCAGTCAGTTTCCAGAATTTATTCAAAAAGATCATCAAACGTTTGTTGAATTTGTTGAGCTTTACTATAAATTTTTAGAACAAGATCAAAGCCCACAAGAAACTATTCAAAATCTTCAATCATATGGAGATATTGATAGGACGACTGATGGTTTTGTTGAATACTTTTTAAAAAATTATACAACATTAATATCTGACACTGCTTTAGCAGACAAAAAGATATTAATAAAAAGAATTAAAGATCTTTATGAATCTAAAGGTACAAAGTTATCTTTTGAAATTTTATTTAGATTATTTTATAATGAGGAAGTTGATGTAATAGTACCTTATGAATTTGTATTAATTCCTTCTGATGGTACATTTGATCAAAGACATTCTTTAAGAATTAAATCTACAACTGGTGATAGAGCTAATTTAGTTAACAGATCCATAAGATATATCGAATCTGGTATAGAATATATTACACCAGTAGTAGGAACAGTTGAACTTACAACTGATACTACAGAAGTATTTTTAGATAAGAGTTTACTTGCGCCTACTTATGAAATTGGAAGATCAGTTTCAGTTACAGATGCTTCTGAAGGTGGTAATGTAATATTTGAAGGTGAGATTAATCCAACTACACTTGGTTTTGATATTACACAACCAGGTGTTGGATTTAAACTTGGACAAGTATACACTATTAACTTTGGTGGTGGTGTTGGAACTTTGATAAGAGTATCAAACACAAATTCATCAGGTGGTGTTACTGAAGTAAAATTTTTAAACTTTGGTCATGGATATCCAAATCAAGCATTTGCTGTTGTTTTAGATCCTACTAAAACAGTATCAGAATCTGGTGATACAATTGATGACAATACTGAAGGATTTATTGAAACAGGTGAAGTTAATGTTGGTAATGCTCTATTACAAACCTATGTAACACCAAAATATCCAAGTGCTGCTAGATATTTTGAAGATGGAAATATAAGTTATCTATCATCACAAGTTGTGTCTTTCTCAACCGTTACATCAGTTCCAGCTAGTGGAACAGTTGGAGTTGCTAATAATTTAGCAGCCATTTCATTTACTGTAGGAGCGCTTGCTAAGTATCCTGGTGAATTTACAACAAACAAAGGTTTCTTATCGGAACCAGACTTTAGATTACAAAATGATTTACTTTATCAACCATTTGCTTATCAATTAGTTACTGGTACCGATATAAATACATTTAAAGATGTAGTTTTGCAGTTAATACACCCAGCTGGGCAAAGATTATTTAATAATAGAAATATTGAAGATGTAATTGATTATAGAGCTAGTGTTGAAATAGTTTCAAATTCTAATATTAATTTAGAGCTTCATGATTTAGTTGATATTTTAGACGCTGATATTGGAAAACAAGCTAATTTAATTGTTGACAATTCAGTTGTAATGACTCAAAATATTACTGCATTGTTTGGAGAGCCAGTTCTTCCAGTAGATGTAATGGATGAAGCTGACGATTCTGGTAATATATTGACTAATGTATCTTATTGTGAAATAGATTACTTTGACTTTGGACCAGCAAAACCAAGAGGTAATGCTTCTGCAAATCACTACTTAATAGATATAACTGAAGGACCAGACTTTACGTAAGGAAAATAAATGGTTAGCGATTCATTAAAATTAACAGGTAAGTTAAAAGTACAAAAATTTAATCAAGATAATAACTTAGTTGAAATAAGAGAAATACCAAATTTAGTTGTTTCAGTTGGTAAATCGCATATAGCAACAAGAATATCAGCTAATAATGAAGTTATTATGAATCATATGGCTATTGGTGGTAGTGCTACTTCACCAGCAGCTAGTGATACTTCTTTAGGTTCTGAATTAGGTAGAGTTGGTTTAACTTCGACTTCTGTTACTGCAAACACTCTGACATATCTTGGTACATTTTCTCCAGGAACAGGCACAGGAACTGTTAAAGAAGCTGGAATATTTAATGCACAAGGAAGTGGGGCAGGAACAATGTTATGTAGAACTACTTTTGCAGACATTAATAAAGGTGCATCAGACTCAATAGTTATTACATGGAATGTATCAGTAGCTTAATATGTCATTTTTACTCAAAGACGTTGCTCATAGATCTTTAGCAGACTCAGTTCTAAATGAACTTTTAACAAAAAGATCAACATTTTATTTCTACATAGGAAAGGTACTTCCGTGGCCAGATCCACAGAATCCTCCTGATGTAGAAAATTCATCTTTTTACGAATCAGATGTAAGAAACAGAATAGTCAGTATAAAACGAATAGAATCATCAGATGCCTCATTAGTTGTTACAAGAAAAGACTGGACAAGTGGTAGAATATATGATCAATTTGAGGATTATTATACCGGTAATCCAGCTCCTAATGGAGCAACAAGTTTAAGAGATGCTGATTTTTATGTATTGACAAGTGAATTTAAGGTATACAAATGCATATTCAATAATAATAATGGAATATCAACTGTTGAACCTAATTCATCTGATTTAGCTCCAGTTAAGTATGCTGATGATTATATATGGAAGTATATGTATACAATTCCATTATCATTAAGAAGTAGATTCTTAACTTCTGAATTCATGCCAGTAACAAAATCAGTACAAAATTCATTTTATTCAGATGGTCAAATAGATAAAGTTACTATTACATCAAAAGGTTCTGGATATACAGGTAATGCTAAAGTTGCACTATCATTTAATGCTCCTGGAAATATAACATTTGGTTTTAGAGGATCACCTGGTGCAGATGGAAATGTAACTCCTAATATAGCACCATCTATTAGTACTTCAGGTAGATTTGAAAAAATAATTATTACTAACACTGGTAATAATATAAGAGCAGCTAATATTGCAATTTTTGATATTGATAATGATGGAAGTAACTTATTTGCAAATGTTAAAGTTGGAAACACTTTACATATAGGAAATGGAAATGCTATATTGCTTCCTGTTTTACAAGAAGGTAAGATGGAAGATGTATTAATAGCAGATCCAGGAAAAAATTATACTTCTAATATTCAAACTACTATTGTAATCAATGGAGATGGAGGAAATGCATTACTTACACCATTTGTAAATGATGTAGGTGAAGTTGAAGATATAATAGTAAATGATAGAGGATCAGGATTTACATTTGCTGATTTAAATATTGTAAGTGACACTGGAAGTGGTGCAATAGCTAATGTTGATCTTTCAACAGGCGATTTAGATACATTACAAAGTACTGTTGAATTATCTGCTATTAGTGGAGGACTTCATAATTTTAAAATTAATAATGGTGGTTCTAATTATTCTAATTTAGCAAACTTAACACTTACTGTATCTGGTGATGGATCAGGATTTACTGGAAATGTAGTTTTAGATTCTACATCTAATACTATATCGAGTATTACAGTTACTAATCCAGGATCAGGATTTACATTTGCTAATGTAACAATTACAGGAGGTGGTGGAACAGATGCAAATATTTCACCAATTATATCTCCTCCTAATGGTCATGGATTTGATGCACCAACTGAACTTTTTGCTGAAACAGTAATTATGTTTTCAACAATAAATAATGAGAACATTCAAGGTGTTGATGTTAATAATGATTTTAGACAGTTTGGTATTATTAAAGATATTGAACAATCAGGAAGCAAAAAGGCTTTTGCTAATTCATTAGGAACACCTACATTTTTAGTTACTATGGATACAGTTACTGATTCTGATGGAGACCCAGTAGATAATGATACTGTACTTGAAATAGTAAGTACAGATTTTAGATTTGAAGTAGTACAGACTTTATCTACTACAAAACAAATGCTTCTTACAAGTTTAAATAATCACACGTTAGCTATTGGTGATAAGTTAAGAAATTCATCTACAGCTACTGATTTTACTGTACAAACAGTTAATGCTGTACCTGATATAAATAAGTTTAGTGGGGATCTGTTATTTATTGATAATAGAACTTCAGTTAGTTTTACAGACGAACAATTAGTTACTCTAAGAACAATTTTAAAGTTATAAACTATGCCTACCGTATTTCCTACATCACCACATTTTGACGATTTTGACGAATCTAAAGAGTTCGTAAGAATCTTATTTAGACCTGGACGTGCAGTACAGGCTAGAGAGATAACTCAACTTCAAACCATTATTCAAGCACAAATTGAAAGATTTGGAAAAGGTATTTACAAAGATGGTTCTTTTGTATCACCTCCTGGTGAAACATTTGATCCATTTTTATCATTTGTAAAATTAAAAGATGCATTTTCAGGTACTGATGCAGATGATGTTGTCGGAGGTTTAGTTGGACAAACTATTGTTGGTCAAACATCTCTTGTAAGAGCAACAGTAATCAATTCTTCTATATCAACTACAGCAGGTGATCCACCTACTTTATTTGTAAAATATACAGATGGTGGTACTAATAGACAAGAAGCATTTACTAATAATGAACAAATTAAAAACGAAGCAGGAACTGTTACAGTACAGGCTTTAGCTTCAGCAGCTACAGGTTTTGGAACATCTTTTTCTATTGGTCAAAGTACAATATTTGCAAAAGGAAACTTCTTATTTGTTCCACAGCAAACACATATTGTTGAAAAGTATGCTAATGTACAAAATAAAATTATAGGTTTAAGTGTATCAGAGTCGGTTGTAGATTCTGATACTGATGAAACTTTACTTGATCCAGCTACTGGAACATTCAACTTTTTTGCGCCAGGTGCTGATAGATACAAAGCTAATTTAGTGTTAGCAAGTAGAGAATTAGAATTTGTAGCAAACACTGATCCAAACTTTATTGAAGTTATAAGAGTTGAAGAAGGTCAAGTAATTTCTAAGAGTATAGATCCAAGACTAAGTGTACTTGGTGATACTTTAGCAAGAAGAACTTTTGAAGAGTCTGGTAATTATATTGTTGAACCATTCAATTTAGAGTTAAGAGAACATTTAAGAAATACACCGGTTGGTTCTAATACAGCAGCTAATATAGTTGCAACTATTAATACTGGTGAATTTTTAAAAGCTAATGGAGGTGATAATTCTTTATTTGTATCAGTTATCACACCTGGTCAAGCATATGTTAAAGGTTATGAAGTAGATGATGTACCAACAAGAAAATTAGCTGTATCTAAAGCAAGAGATTTTTCAAATGTAACTTCAAGTGTTATAGCAAGCAAACTTTCAAGTTTTGTTAACATAACATCTGCTAATTCAATACCTGATTTTGCAACAGTTGAAACATTATCATTAAGAGATAGGTATAAATCAAGTAATGCAGGTCAAAATGGAGCAATAGTTGGTACTGCTAAGGCTAGAGGAATTGAATATCTTACAGGAAATGTAACATTTGCAAGAGGTGGTACAGTAAGTACTAGAACAGGAAGAACTGCAACATTTAAACTTCATTTGTTTGATATACAAATGGATTCAGGAAAAACATTTGAAAGAGATGTAAAACACTTAACAGGTGATGATTTTGAATTTGCAGCTAATATTGTTCCAACAGAAACTAATATAACAGGTGCTGTAACATTTAATGCTGTTTCAACAACTGTTAGAGGAAGTGGTACTAAATTTGGTACTGATCTTAAAGTTGGAGATGTGATATCTGTATCTAATGCTTCTTCTACAGTTAGATTAGAAGTAGCTACTATTGTTGATGATGTTGAATTAACAGTAACAGCAGCTCCATTAATGAATTTACAACTTAATGGTTTCTTTACATATGCATCTGCTGCACTTAATACAGCTAATATTGGTGATTCAGATAAAGATATTTTAATATCTAAGATACCTCGTGATGTAATAAAAGCTGTCGACCCAGATAATATTAATACAACTTATACTGTTAAAAGACAAGAAACAAGAACACTATCTAGCGGAGCTGTAACTATTACAGCTGGTACTAATGAAACATTTTCACCATTTAACGCTAGTAATTATCAAGCTATTATAGTTTCTGGAGCAAGAAAAGGTGAATTCATTGAAATAGACAGTAGTGATGTTACAATTAATGGAACTTCAACTGAGATAACATTTGACTTTAGTGGTACACCAGGTGAAAACTTAAATAACGAAGCTGTCGAATTTATTCTTACAGTTAATAAAAGAACTTCTGCTGCACTCAGAAAAACAAAAACATTAGTAGAAAATGCTACATTAACTCTTACAGAGAATGTTAAAGCACAAGCAGCTATTATTTCATTAGGTAAAGCTGATGGATTTAAATTAAAATCAGTTCATATGGCTAATGTAGATACTCAGTTTGGAATGGCATATACTACTGATTTACAGTCAAACATTACTTCAAGATATAGTTTTGATACAGGTCAAAAAGCTACATTTTATGATTTAGCAAAAGTAAAATTAAAACCTGGTGCTGCTAAGCCAGCAAGACCAATTAGAATTACATTTGATCACTTTACACATGGTGCTGGAGATTTCTTTTCAGTTGGTTCATATCCTGATTATGAAGATATACCAGAAGTTACCTTTAATGGTCAATTATTTAAACTTAGAGATTGTTTAGACTTTAGACCAAGAATAAATGACGCTGGTACAGGATTTAGTGGTACTGGAGCTTCTACTACAGAATTTTTAGATCAAGATATTAACTTTGTAACTAACTTCCAGTTCTTTTTACCTAAGATTAATTCTATAGGTTTAGATGAAAATGGAAATTATTTTGTTGTAAATGGAAAGAGTGAACTTAATCCAAGAGAACCTAACTTTCCATCTGAACTATTAAAGTTATTTGTTTTACAACAAAAACCATATGTATTTGATATTAAACAAGACATTGAAGTTAAGAGAGTAGAAAACAAACGATTTACCATGAAAGACATTGGTAAGTTAGAAAATAGAGTTAAGACTTTAGAATTTTATACATCACTTAATTTATTAGAAAGAGATGCACAACAAGCTCAAATACAAGACGAGTTAGGATTTGATAGATTTAAAAATGGTTTTGTAGTCGATTCATTTACAGGTCACGGTGTTGGAGATTCAGTAGATAATCCTGACTACGCTGTATCAATGAACTTTACAAAGAAAGAAGCATCACCATTAATTAAAAGTAGATTTATAAATTTAGAAGAAAAATCTTCTACAGATGCACAAAGAACTAGCAATAATTATGTTATTACTGGAGCTTTAGCTTCTTTGCCTTACACACATGAATTATTAATACAAAATCCATTTTCAAGTAAAACTCAAAATTTAAATCCATTCAACTTAAATCAGTTCCAAGGATTAATGAGAATATCACCTCCTGGTGATTTGTGGTTTGACGATAGAAGAGTACCAGACGTAGCAGTTGATAGAACTGGTACATTTGATTCGTTATTATCACAATCGCTTATTAAAAGAGATGGTAGAAATGTTTTTGGTTCTTTAAATGATATAGAACAATTAAGAAATGGTATTCCACAAAACACAGATGAACTTCCAGATACTGAAAAAGGATTAGCAGATCTTCTTGGTAGTTTATCACCTGCAACAAGTACTGTACAATTACAAGGTAATGATGTAGTTAAAAATATCACAGTTATACCAAAAATGAGAGATGTAAATATAGGGTTTAGAGCTGAAGGAATGAGGCCTAACACAACAATGCATGCTTTCTTTGATGATACAAATGTAACAGCTTTTTGTAATCAAAAGACTGAATTAGTCAGAGCAAGACAACAGGCTTTACAAGCTAATGTTGCTGCAGGACAACCAGAACCCATAATTAAGTTAGATCAATTAAGACTTAGTAATGTTCTTGCTAATGTATCAGTTGGTTTATCTACTGATGCTAATGGATTAATTGAAGGTAACTTCCAATATTTGTCTGAATCATTAAATATATCTACAGGTAAAAAAATATTTAGATTAACAAGTTCAGCATCTAATGATAGAGAAGCGGAAGTATCTTTTGCTGAACAGGTTTTTGTTAGTGATGGAGTTATAAGAGAGATATCTAATGAATTTCTTAGACCACCTCCACCTCCACCACAACCAGAACCACAACCTCGTGTTGAGCCTCAGCCTGACCCAAATCCTTCTGTTATGGATAAAATATTTCTTACGGTTAGAGGTGCAGCTATTATGACACCATCTGTAAGAGCGTCTTATGAGGCAATATGTCCTGGTATAACTACTTCTACAAATCCAACTGCTTTGAATCAAGATAAGTTGAGACAAGTTACGCAACAAGCAGCAGCTGGTTTTGCTGTAAACGGTAGAGATGGTAAAGAAATGGGTGGTAACGGAAGTATACTTCAAACAGGAACAGTAGGTCCAGCAGCTGTTACAGGAGCTAGAGTAAGAAGAGGTGAAATTACAGTTGAAGAAGCAGCTTTGCAACATGCTGATAGTATACAAAAAGCACTAGGAGTTGAATTTTAATGGCAATTAATAGAATAGATCCAGTTGCTCAATCGTTTTTTATAGAAGAGCCTACATACATTACAAAGGTTGATTTATTTTTTCAATCAAAGGATGAGAATATTCCTGTATTTGTACAGATAAGAAAAAATAAAAATAATAGGCCAGGTGATACAGCAATACCATTTAGTGCAAAAATGATTTCAGCTGCTAATGTTAATATATCTTCAAATGCAAATGTAGCAACTACAGTGACTTTTGATTCACCTGTGTTTTGTGATATAGGTGAATATTCATTAACACTTGGTTCAGATTCAAGAGCATATAATGCATATGTTGCTGAATTAAATCAAACAGATACTTTATCTGGTAGAAGAATATCTGAACAGCCAATGATTGGTTCATTGTTTTTATCTGAAAATTTAAAATTATTCCAACCAGATTTGTTTGAAGATCTTAAAGTAAATATTTACAGAGCAAAATTTAATACTGCATCTACAGGTTCAGTTGAAATGGATTTAGTAGGTACAGGAGTTAATCATACTGATATATTAAATGTGCTTGAAGTAGATCCATTAGAAGTTTATCCAGAAATTAAAACCATGAAAGTTTATCATTTCAATCATGGTTATGTAAATGATTCTTTTGTTAGATTTAGAAATGTAGCAAATGCAAATGCATTAGGTACAGTTGGTAATGTAGTCGGTTTGCCTGGTACTTCTATTCAAGATGTAGACTTTCAAATCGCTAATGTAAGATTAGACTCTTATACAGTTACACTTCCTATTGTTCCAAATGTAAGAGAAAGAACTAGATTTGGTGGAGAGTTAGTTAACGTAGAAGAAAATGTTGGATATTCAAGTATTACACCACAACTGTCTATATTTAAACCTGCAAACACTGTAGTTACAAGTAAAGCAATAACTACTGTTCCAGGTGCTAGTTATACAATTGGAGCTTTTGAAGAAGTACAAAATGCTGTACAAAATGATTTTGATTCTGCAAGAGTAATAGCGAGTGGCAAAAATCAATCTCACAAAACAGCTAATGCAACTACTTTTAGATATAAAGTTGAAATGTCTTCAGTAAATGATAGAGTTTCACCTGTAATAGATTTAGAACAGTTGGGAATAAACTTTAAGAGAAACTTGGCAAATGAACCTTCATATGCTAATTTATTAAAACATGAGTTTGATGTAACTTCAAATACGATTACTCCTCATAGAGCTAATATAATAAAATTATCTAATAACATTGGTGTTATTACTTTAGCAAATATAATGGATCAGCAAAATGCAAATGCATTAGTAAATGGTACATTCTTAAATGTCACTTCAAACCATACTACTGTTGGAGCAGCTGTTTATAATGAAGGAATATATAGAGTATTGGATGTAATAGATGGTGGAGCAAACATTAAAGTTGCTAAGTTGACAGGTAATGCTGTTATAACTACTGATGAAGGTAATGCTAATGTTTACTCTATAGTAAGTTCACCTAACTTTATTGCAGAAGAAGCAGCTGTAGGTGGTTCATCTTTCTCGAAATATATTTCAAGACAAGTTGATTTTTTCAATCCAAGTACTGGAGCTAAATTCTTTTTAGATGTTTCAAAACCAGCTTCAGCTAATGTACAATTTTATGTTAAGACTAAATTAGCTGGTGATACAAAAAATATGGATGAAGTAGAATATACAAAAGTAGATGATGTTGATATTACAACATCTCTTGGTGGAGAATTTGTACAGTATGAACAAGAAGTTTTAAATCTACCAGAATTTAATTCATTAATATTCAAAATAGTTTTAAATTCTACTGATGAATCACAAATACCTAAAATTAAAAATTTGAGAGTTATTGCATTACAATGATAAAAGTTAAAGATCATCCAAATTTAGTTAGAGATCCAAAATCAAAAGCTATAATTAATATGGACTCTAGTGGATATAATGAACGGAAACAAAAGATTTTGGTTAATGATAAAATGATAAATATGAATAATGAAATAAATAACTTAAAACAATCTGTAGATGATATTAAAAATTTATTGCAACAACTTATTAAGAGACAATAATGGCACACATAACATTAAGACAATCAGGTACACCTTATAGTAACACAATAGCGCATGCTAATGTTACTAATAAAGGAGCACCATTAACTAATTTAGAAGTTGATAATAACTTTGCTAATATTAATATTTCAGTAGGTAATCTACAAAATTTAGGTACCACAGCTAAACAAAACGTTGTTGTTGCTATTAACGAAGTTAATGCTGCAGCAATAAATCCAATACCATTTGCTATTGCGTTAGGATAATCAAGGAAAGATATGGCTAATAATTTTAAAAATCATCTCACAGCAAATATTAATAATTTTGCTAATGTTGGAGGCTTTACAGTCAAAACAGGACAAGTAGCAACTATAATTGGATTATCACTTGCTAATATGACCAATGTAACTGTTACTGCAGACGTACAAATTAATCAAGGAATTGGTCCAGCAGGAAATATTAACATAGTTAAAGGAGCTCCTATACCAGTAGGCGGTTCATTAGTAGTAGTTGGCGGGGATCAAAAAGTTGTAATGGAATTTCCTCACTCACTACAAGTAAGAGCTAATTCAACTGTAACACCAACTGTTGGTAATGTAGATGCTGTAATGTCAATATTAGAATCAGATGTAACATAACAAGGAAAAGATATGGCTTTAACTACGTTAAGAGGAAACATTATAGCTACTGGAACAATTAGCAATGCTTCTATACAAGTTGGATCTATTGCAGATAATAAACTTGTTACAGCTCCATTTTCGACTGGCAAAGCTATTGCTATGTCAATGGTATTCGGTTAAAAAGGAAAATAAATGGCAAATCCAAATATTGTAGGCGTTACCACAATCAATGGAAACACTACTTCAGTAGCAGCAGCAGTAGCTTCGAAGACATTAATTAATAACCCAGCTTCGAGTGGTAAAATAATGAAAGTTAATACATTGTTAGCAACTAACAATGCAACTGCAGACGTTGATGTTACAGTAGTACTTTATCCTCAAGATGATTTGGGCGGCTCTGAAACATTCATAGCACGTACTATAAGTGTTCCACAAAATTCAACTCTTATTGTTATAGATAAGAATTCATCTTTCTATCTATTAGAAGATAGAACTTTAGCTGGAAATGCTTCAGCGGTAGGAATTACATTTACAACAAGTTTTGACGAAATAAGTTAATCATGTCTGATCGTTATACAGGTGGAGTTCTAAGAGCTAATGCCTTAACTACGGGAAGGTTCGGAACTAACAGTGGTATGTTTACACTTGGCCAGCAGTTTAGTGCTGCGCTTGGTGAATCCTGGCCGACTGGTTTTACTGTATCACGTCAATTCACAGGTTCAGGTTCTTTGGTTATACCTGCAGGTGTAGATTCAATTGAATACTTAGTTATAGCAGGAGGTGGAACAGGTGGTGTAGCTTTTGGTGGAGGTGGAGGTGCTGGAGGAATGAGATTTGGTACAGCTTCGGTTTCAGGTGGCACTACATTCACAATAGTTGTAGGTGGTGGTGGCGCTGCTTCACCAGGTGCTGCAGGTGGTGATGGTTCAGATAGTTCTTTAGCAGGAACTGGTTTACCTAGTCCAGCAACTGTAACT